AGATGTGCGCAGAAATGGTCGAAAAGGGCCTCGTGACTATCGATCAGGCTGCAAGTGCACTGGATATGACAGTTCCAGAGTTTAAGGCGGCTGTTGAGAGTGTAAGAGTGATCGCGTGACCCAGCAAAAAAAGCTGGGTCTTTTCTATGAGGTTATCCGTCTACCCCCCTGAACATTTTCAGGAGGGTTCATGGATTGTCCCTTCACCCGCATACCGCATTCGGCATATAAGCGGCTACTGTACACTTCTTCTCCAAATATTTAATTATTTCAAACGATACTTACATAAAATTCCCTTATACAGTTTATTTCCTATTGATTTCCAATACGAAATGTAGTATATTTCTAAATGCTACAAGCTGTAGCTGAAATATCAGACTCCCAAGGAGGGCAGCCAATGCGCAAGAAGGATCCAGCCCTAAAAAAGCAGATCAAGGAATTCTGTGACAAGTTTTACCTTGATAATGAAAGACGATCTCCGACGACGCGGGAGATAGCGGATGGGATAGGTAGCCATTTCACTACTGTTGCGCGTTATCTGAACGAGATGGACGAAGAGGGCATGATTCAGCTTGATAATGGTGTAATAAAAACAGATGTGACAGACAGGTTTAATTCTCCGATTTCTGGTATATCTGTGTCCGGGGCTATTCCATGCGGCGAGGGCGAGGATGAGGTTGAGGAGATCACGGATTATGTCGCGATGCCCAGTTTATTCCTGGATGGAGGTAAGGGCAGCGACTATTTCATCCTGAAAACAAAACACGATTCTATGCGGGATGCGGGAATTGATGACGGAGATTTTGTGGTCCTGCGACGCACGACGACAGCTCGCGATGGAGATATAGTTGCTGTGCTGTTGGGAGGACGCGACAGCACGTTGAAGCGATTCTGCGTGGTAGATGGCGAGCCATTCCTCTGGGCGGAGAACAGCGATTGGGAAACAGAGCGCAGGTGCATAGAGCTGGATGAAGGGGATCGAATCCAGGGTGTGGCGGTGACCGTGGTGAAGAGGATGGGGCGGAACAGGCTGGGGCAGGAGGAACTGGATAGAATCAGGGAATACAGGAATAAGAGGTAAGGGGGCGCACAGGATGTACGAAAATGCTGGTTACAATATATCTTTTCAGAGGAAATGACGATGGAGATCATCAGAAATAGACATCAAAAAGGGAAGCCGACGTCTGCGCTGAAGCCTGCGCCGGAGAGTGCTGAGACCTTCCCGTCCAGCCTTGACAACATAGTCAGGAGAGAATACCTTGTTTCGAGGATTTATCAAATCCTCTTCACGAAAACCGCCTATCCCATAGAGAAGCATTATCTTCGAGGGCATCTTATTCGACAGCCCAATGAGGGAGAAGAGACGCGAAAGGGTGATGTCTACGTTCCCGGTGCTCAACTTCTGCCCGTGATCATTGTCAGCGACATATGCGCGATAGTAGTCACAGAGGATTGCGGAGTATGGTTTGAGTTCAACGCAAAGAATAAGTGCGCTTCATTCATTGGTTCTATGATGGGTCGCATGATATTTGCAGATTTCCGAGTGTTCCTGGACACAATGCAGGATCCCTTCCATATGGTTTATAAACGAGGGGATGATCTCGATTTTCAGGGGTATGTGGCGCAATGCGACGAACACAATCCCTTCTGGATTGAGCTAAGGCTATACAATAGAGATTCGTCTGAAGAGAAGTACCTTGATGAAAACGGGCGAGAAACAGACGAGCTGACTATATCTGTTCTGAAGATGGTTCGGATGCTGCAAAATCATAAAGCATTTCTTTTCAATGAGGATTCTATGGCGGATATAGAGGCAATTTTACAAGTTATCCGTGACGGGTGCTATGGAGAAGAGATAAACCAGGGAGAATACGATAAGGAAGCGTCAGCTGATGAAAAGGATGATGTCCGTATGCAGCAGCAGGCGTTCGCCAAACTATCACCAAGGGGAATGGCGATGTATCGGAAGTATGTCAACAATTATGTGGGTAAGCGGAAATCACACCGGCAGAGAAAGCAGCGGTAAGTAAGTGGAAAGGCACAAAAAATGGGAAGTAAGGTTGATGTATCAATTGGATCCGCATTGATAAAAAATGCAGTTATTGAGGCGGAACTGGAACTGCATCATCCAACGGATTTGAAAATATCAATAGGATCACGGGATGAAGCGAATTCGGGATCTAATGTGCTGGATAGCGGCGAGGCGGATAGATCCGTGAAGGCACAATTACATAGAATCGGAGTTAGGGATATTAGTGAAAATGTTCTTCCCTATGTCGAATGTATTAGAGCAGAGAATGAAGTAATTATATCGATTCTCTTTGCAATAATTATGCTCGCGATTGACGATTATATTGTAATTTGTGAATCGCTGAAAAAGCGTCAACGGCTCAAAGACAGGTATTTGAACCTGGTTAAGAAGGCGGACATTGAATGGTTCTTTTACAACGGGTTCATCTGCAACTATTTGTTACATAAACCGGCGGATCTTCTCAGTGGTGTCCGAGAGTTTACACAGCCATTCTTAATGGATACCTATGTATGGCGAGAAACAGTGGTGTTCTCTGATTGGCTTAGGGACGATTTACATAAGCCAGACGAGGGGGAAATAGAAGCAGCTGTAGAATATATTGTGGATGGAGAAAGCAAAGGGTGATAGCCTTGTTTTGAGTATGGCTCCGAGACTGTTGGGATATCCAGCCTCCAATCAAAGAGCATTGAAATAGGAGAGGTACGGAATGAACATCATTACTGATAACCCGCCCATTGGACTGCTGAACTGGTTCATCAATTATTTCTGCCTGGAGGATATTGGACATGAGATTGAAAGGAGAGTTCTGTGCAATTCAGCGCAGTGGGGACTGGAGCAGATGCGCCATGTTGACCAGGGCTGCCTTTCATTCCAATCCTGCCGGTTAGATAGCACAAAGGATATTCGTGTCGATGAAGATACGGTTTTCTTCACGTCAAAGGTGTCATGCGTGTTTGGAGATATTGTCAGTGGCGTGAATAATGGTATTCCGGGCTCTGACAGCGGGGAGGATTACACCAACAGTGCGGACTGTAGCGACGATGTGTCGGGGGAGAATGAGCAATACCTAAACCTGATCGTGGAGGGGAGGATCATATTACACGACAATACCTTTGACCTGCATATAGAAGATCTGTATGCCGGGGAACAGATCAAGTGGACATACAGGGAAATAGGAGTACCAAGGAATCAAGACTTGTCCCCAAGGTATATTGCCAACCAAGCCGACTGGATTGAAAGTTTGGAACAGGAGGGGGAGCGTTTCCATAGAAGATACTGCCCGGAGGTGTTTGAACAGCCCATGCCAGTCCCTATTCGCCGTATCATGGAAGAACGCATGGGGCTGAACGTAATTGCAAAATATAAACTTTCGACGGAACTGAAAAAGCATGGGAAAGTGTTGTTCGACACAGAAACCGTTAAGGTATACACGGATGCAGAAGAATGCACAGACACAGAAGACGAGCAGGCGATCACCTTCCCACGTGGGACTGTGCTTTTAGATGGGGAATTGTTCTGGCAACGGGGCTATGGGACGTTTATGTATTCGATGGGGCATGAATGCTCGCATTGGTTTTCCGACCGCGCCCGTCAGGATATGCTCCTGTTCCTCGCGAGAAGAAATAACCTGCCACCGATCTCTGAAACTGAGCGTCGCAAGATGCAGGACAATATCGAGAGGCATACAGATCAGCTCGCTGCGCGGCTGTTGATGCCGCGGGCGATGGTTAAGAAGGTGTATGATGAATACTATGAAACATTCGCCAGTGTTCTCGAATTTGAAGAACAGGAAGCCTATGACAATACGGTGGAGATGGTCTCAAAGACATTTGAAGTGTCAAAAGAGGCAGCGCGTTATCGGTTAATCCAATTGGGACTTATTGAGGCAGAGGTGGGAAAGCGGGCTACAAGGAAGCCCACAAATACCAAGCGCCGGATTGATATAGTCGAATTCTTTGACTTGTTTCGGACGGATACGAAATTTCGGAAGCGGATACAGAAAAAGGAATACTTGTATGTAGAATACTACATTGTCAGGAATGATAGCAAGTTTATATCCAAGAACAGTGTTGGCAAGTATACTCTAACTGATTATGCCAAGGATCATCTTGACGAATGCACCATGCTGTTCAAGGTGATCAAAGAACGGCTTTCTGGTGACACCTTCTTATCATCAATGGAGATGTATGATGATCATCGGTTGGTCGTGTTGTTTGAAAAGGAACTTGCGGAATCGCCACAGCGTGTCGCGGAAGAGCAGGAAAAGATGAAAAAACGGTACGAGCATTATCAAGCCATATCTGTGGAACCGGACATGCAAATGACGTTCTGCCAGTTCATAACTCCGTTCATAAAGAAGAATGATGAGAAGCATTACGACGGGATTACGGGGAAATATAAGACGATAACGGCAAAAGAAGTATTTCATCAGAAGACAGGCCTTCACCCGAATAAGTACGGCATGATAATGGCGGACAAGCCGGCTGCCAACAGCCCGGATACGCGGACGGTGCTTGCCATATGCGTAGGGTATGACCTTAACATGGAGAAAACTGATTATGCGCTGCTGTATGCAGGACGTGCTCTACGGTATTGGGGCGTTGAGTTAGCATATAGGTTCCTGATAGATTATTGCGGAAGCGAGTACAGAACTGTGTATGATTTCAACAAATTACTGCGCTTGCTTGGTTTTACAGAGGTGCTGGGTTCAATGGAGCAAGGCGGGAGGAAGTCAATATAGCATGGGTTGGAAGAAGTCAAGATAATAGTTAGAAACAGGTATACACGCCCATCCATCTCAACTTTAGAAGTTCAAGGCCAGGCATCACCGATGATAAAATGATAATAGAGGTTCGGAATTCAATTCCGGACCTATTTCTTATCGGAGGTGATGCCTTTGGGCGCGTGACATGCTGTGGGATTCCCACAGGAGGACAAAGGGCTGTGCCACCAGCCATGAAGAACGATAGGTTGCAACCTATCAGGCAAAACGAGCAATAAAGAAGGAGGAGCGATGTCCACATGACACTAACAATCAACCCTGTTTTCAAGAACCACCTGCCCCCGCTTTCTAATGAGGCGTATGACAATCTGAAGAACAGCATTCTTGCAAATGGATGCCTGGTTCCCATTGTCATTTGGGACGGGACAATTGTAGACGGCCACAACCGTTATGAAATCTGCCAGGAGCACGGCATCCCGTTTGAGGTGATAGAAGAGCACTTCCACAGCGAAGCCGAGGCTTTACTGTGGATTACAGTTCAACAGCTTGGGCGCAGAAACCTGTCAGCAGTTGAAATGGTATTGCAAGCGCTCAAAGAGAAGCCTACGCTGATTGAGATCGGCAAATCAAAGAAGGGCTTCCGAAGCGACCTCCACCCCTTCGCCACCGGGGAAAAGCACAGCACCCGCGACATTGTTGCAAAAATGGCGGGTGTGCAGCCCTGGGTTGTTCAAGCCGTGGAGTATGTGTGGGAAAACGGCGATGCGGAAATACAAGAGCAGGTTCGTTCTGGCGAAATCAGTCTGAGCAAGGCGCTGGACACTGTTAGGGACAAGCATTCCAAGGAAGTGTGTACTGAGCTTGTCACTCAGCCCATCCACGAGCCAGAGGAGCCTGTTGAAGAAGGCATGCCTGCTGAAGCAACTGTTCCGGCAGTCGATCCCGGTCAGACTTCTATTGTTTGCTTCCCCGCGAAGGAAGTGGATGATGGAGAGGATGAAGAGGTTGAACCAGTTGATGGTGGCGGGGATGACCAGAGCGAGGTCGAGGCCGTGCCTTATATATCCCGCGACGAGCCGACGGATGGCCCCTTGCGTTCATATTCCTTCCAGGACATTGAGCGTGAGTACCTGCGTCGGCAGAGCCACCTGGTCTATGACAGCGACACCGACCATATGATAAGCAGGACATTCCAGCCGGCCTTAACCCGTGACCAGCTTATCAAGCCCGTATGGGAATACGATGTGGATGGGCAGGTAAGACAGATAATTCACTGCATGAAAAAGGATATCTGCAACACCGCCTATTATGCCAAGAAGAGGGATCTAACCAAGCGTGCGATTACATCGGTGATCGAAGCGATCAAAGGGGAGGTATACGAGACCATCGAGATGTTCCTTGACGAGGTTGAGTACAAGGGCATCAATGTAAAGCGATATCGGCAAAAGGAGGATGAAGAGTGAGTGCAGAGCCTGGTGTGTGACCAGCCCCCTCAACTTCTAAAGTTGAGCGACTTCCAAATGGCGTGGTATAATAGTAATAGAGGGTTGCGAAAGCAGCAAGGTACAAGCTCCGAAGAGCGTTCGTGTAAAAGCGGGCGCTCTTTTTTGTGCCTGCATCCGACTCCACTACCACCCCACACCGACACTATCCCCCAACACAGAAACTGCCCATAACATAAGGAGTTGATGATCATCGATAGCAGTTTGCCCCCAATCAGCCCTCCATCTTGCTCAGAAAAAACCCCTGAAATAGTCTACCAATGCGGTTGACCGCAGAAAGGGTGAAAACACCATGGACATCTTCGTTGCCTCCACGCGGGGGCGAAAAACCAACACAAGTTATCCTAATCGGATAACAATTACCTCTGTCGATGACCTGGCGATGGCAGCCGCATACGACCATGTGTGCGCCAGTTACGCAGATGGGAAGAACAATCGTGGAACACTTGTGAAAGCGTACAGGAGCAGGAAGACTTTCATCTCCTCCAACTGCCTTCCGATGGACTGCGATAATGACATTTCTAATCCACTGGCAGAGGATTCCAACAAGGAAGAATGGAAAACACCGGCAGATGTTGCAGCTGCCTTCCCCGATGTTCCTTTCTATGTGGTCTACAGCAGGAACCACATGAAGGTGAAGGAGGGCAAAGCGGCGAGGCCCCGTTTCCATGTGTACTTCCCTATTGATGAAATCAGAAGCGCGGAGGCCTATGAAAAGCTGAAATGCAATGTTCAAAAAGCCTTTCCTGCTTTCGATGATAACGCTATTGATGTCGCGCGTTTCTTTTTTGGCGTTGAAGGTGCCAAAGCGGAATACTACGACGGAAATACGCTTATCAATGATTTCATCTATAGAAATAGTTCGCTTCCCAGTGTCATTGAAGAAGGCAGCAGAAACGCAACCCTGGTTGCTTATGCCGACAAGGTTCTCAAGCGATTTGGTGATACTGAGAAGGCCTATGCGCTGTATCTGGAAGCTGCCGGACGGTGTGAGCCGCCATTGGATGAGGATGAGCTTAATCAGATATGGCAGCATGGGTTGTCGTTCTACAACAACATTGTGAAAACTGATCCTGATTACCTAACACCTGACGAGTTTGAGGTGGCGGATTTCGCATCCGAGAAAAAGCCCGTCACCAGCGACGACATCAAAGCCGTGCTGAGGAAAATGGGAATTACGGTTCGCCTTAATGTTATCACCGGCCAGGTAGATATCAATGGAATGCCATCCAGGTATTCCAGGGAGAACGCTCCGAATACACTTCCAACACTTCTGACGGATTATTTTTCCCGTAGAGGAATCCGTGTATCCCGGCAAACCATAGATGACAGCCTTGTGCTCATTGAAGATGAGAACCGGTTCAATCCGATCCGTGACATGCTTATGGGAAGCCAGTGGGACGGGCAGGATCGCATCACGGAGCTGGGGAGGATTCTTGGTATTCAGGACAACCCGCGCTATATGGTCTACCTGACCAAGTGGCTGCACCAGTGTGTGTCTATGGCGTTGAACGACGACAGGGAACCATATGGCGCGGACGGCGTCTTTGTCATCCAGGGAGAGCAGGGAACAGGTAAGACGCTTTTTTGCCGAACGGTGGCCATGAAATCTGATTGGTTCGCCGAGGGCGTCAGCATCGATCTGGACAACAAGGATTCCATCATTCAAGGGACTGGGGTATGGATCGCCGAGCTGGGTGAGCTGGACAGTACACTCAAACGAGAGCAAAGCGCTTTCAAAGCGTTCCTGACCGCGTCCAAGGATACCTACCGTCAGCCTTACGCGAGGGTCGCGGTGAGCAGGCCGCGCCGCGCCAGCTTCTGCGGAACAGTCAATCCGAAGGACTTTCTCAACGATGAAACCGGTAGCAGGAGGTACTGGGTAGTGCAGCCGGAGTACATCGATACGGAGGCGTTGCGCAGTCTGACAACGGACTGGCTTGTGCAGCTTTGGACACAGATATATTATACCTTGTTTCTTCCAGACCCGCAAGGGTTTCGCTTGTCTGAAGAAGAGAGAGCCGAGCTCTTAAAGGCGAACGAGGAATTTGCAAAGCCGCTGCCGGGAGAGTTGGAGATTCTGGATAAGCTGGACTGGCAGATGCCGGTTGAAAACTGGTCCTGGAAACGTGTGAGCAGCATAAAAGACGATTTGGATCTCAGGTCAATGACTGCCGCGCAGGTAGGACGGGCGCTGGTGAAAGTCATGAGGATGGATGACAGGATTCAGGTCAAATCCCCGGGGAATGTGAAGCATTATCTTCTCCCGCCCCGCCGTTGCAGATATTATGGGCAGGATGATATCAGCGGCAAGGTGGAAGGGGAGTAGGCCGCTTTTCATCCGAGTGTGCCGCCAGGCCTTCCATCCGGGACAAGTTTTCGCCAGACCTATGTTAGGGTAGTTAGGGTCACTCTATTTCCCTCAAAAAAATTAATCCAATAATAGAAGAATAGAATAGAAGGATAATATAGAAGGAATAGCAAGTTGCCCTAACACCCTAACTGGAAACGGCTATCGTCCCGGATGAGGGGGGCCAACCAAATCGATACCAAGTACCTCTTTAGAACGGCTCTGAACCGGTCTCATTTTAATCAACCGCCGCATTAACGGGCAACAGCAGCCCGACGGCAGAAGGGAGCGCACTATGCTCAAAAACACCACCTACGCCGACGCCATGGCCGCTGGCTATCGCGTCGACAAGCCGAGCAGACCGACAAAGAAGCTGCAGGAACTGTGCGACCGCCTCGGCTCCGAGTATCACCTTGCTACGATCGATGGTTGCAACGTCATCCACCGCGTCATCGGCGATGGCTGGGACGTGGAGATATGGCCCCGCCGGAGTAATAGCAGCTACTACAACATCACCCTGTGGAAGGGGTATGGTCGCCAAATCGTCGCCACTGAGACCGACGTGAAGGATATGGATGACGCCATCATGTGCATGGTCGAGATGATGCTCCACACAACCACGCCGGAGGAGGTCTATCCCACGAGGTATCCACTGGGGCCGAGACCTCACATCACCAACTGAGCGCATTTCCGCGCCCAGTATCCACCCCGAGATCAGCGCCATCATCGCGCTGGTCTCATTTTTCAACCTCGCCGCCATAGTGCGGCATGTCAGCCGCCATTGTGCGGCATGCTGCCTCTGAGCAGCAGGAAAGGAAACAACATGCAAGACAACACCAATCTGATCCTTACCCCTACCAACAACGAAATCACCGTATTTCAGAACGACCAGTTCGGTTCCGTGCGAACCATCATCCGCGACGGCGAGCCCTGGTTTGTCGCCGCCGATGTTTGTAGGGCTCTTGAGCTGGGCGATACCCACAAAGCTGTTGAGCGTCTGGACGATGATGAAAAGGGTAGGAGTTCAATTCCCACCCTTGGCGGAGCGCAGGAGCTTTTGATGGTCAACGAGCCTGGCCTGTACGCCCTTGTCCTCGGCTCCCGCAAGCCAGAGGCGAAAGCCTTCCGCCGCTGGATTACCCACGAGGTCATCCCTGCGATTCGCAAGCATGGCGGATACCTGACGCCACCCACGATTGAACAGCTTTTGGACAATCCCGACCTGATCGTTGAGATGGCGTTGAAGATGAAGGCCGAGCGCGAGAAGAGCGACTGGTTGCAAAGCCTAAGGCAGAGTATTCCGATGACCTTGTTGACCGTAATACTCTGACTGGCATCAGGGAGACTGCGAAGCAGCTTCAATGGCCTGAGAAGGACTTCACCCGATATCTTGTGGACAACGGCTTCGCTTACCACGATCAGAAATCCCGGCTCCAACCCTATGCCAGGCATGTCGAGGACGGCCTATTCGTGCTGAAAGAATGCAAGAGCAACAGGAATTCCTGGTCAGACACACAGATGCTGATAACGCCGAAGGGCAGGGAGACGCTTCGACTGCTCAGGTGTGGTTGACCACTTTGATCTTCACCCTTGAAGAATATTCGCCACGGAGGGCTAAAAGTCCTACGTCGTTTGATTCTTTTCAAACAGCGTTTGATTTTGAACCGACCAAGGTGCTCTCCCCGGCGCGCAGCCACCTCTCCGGGCTGTGTGGTCAACGCCTCCAGCAGCTCGTACTCCACGAGCTCGCATTACTGTTCACTCTTCTTCAACGGGATACGTACATGTCCTCCACGGGCACCGCGCCAGCCCTCTCCCGACCACAAGCCCGAGACGGCCAAACCCTCAAACCCCCTGCGCCCCAGGGGGTATAGCATCTCTGTGCTCATAGCACAAAGACCGGCGGCCCCTGCCGTGTATGAAAATCGGATTTCAAAGGCCCTATTAACCCCTGTTAACCACTGGCATCCCACAGTGGTCAACGATCTTGCCAAAGGAGGCAAACCTCCTGCAAACAGGGCATTCTGGGGATCATCAGCGCGACCCCCGGAGTGTCCGACCGACCCGGCGTTGTTTGATTTCTGCTCCCAAGATTTCAATAGAAATCAAAGAAATCAAACAACGCCATTTCTTATCCATCCACTCCATACTGGAGCTGGAAGACGAGAAACGACCGCGCCCAAGGCGCAGAAAGGACATACACATGGCAAAAGATGGTACTAACAGAGGCGGCAAGCGTCCAGGCGCAGGCCGGAAGCGTAAGCCCCTTGCAGAGAAGATCGCCGAGGGAAAGACGGCCACAGCTCTTGCCCTTCCCGAAGCGGATCCCTTTGACGGCCCCGAGATCAGCGAGATCAAAGATTACCTGTCCCGCGAGCAGCGCCAGGGCCAGCTCTACGGCAAGGAAATCTTTGAGCAGATGGTTGACTGGCTGAGGGAGAGAAACTGTGCCCATCTCATCAGTCCGCATCTGCTCGAACAGTACAGCATGGCCATGGCCCGCTGGATTCAGATTGAGAACGTGACGAGCGAGGTTGGTTTGATCTCCAAGCATCCCACGACCGGCGCGGTGATCGGCAGCCCGTTCGTCACCATGGCCCAAGGCTATCTGAAACAGGCCAACATGCTGTTTCAGCAGATTTTCTCCATCGTGGCGGCTAACAGCACCGAGCTGGTCACGGGCAACCCGCAGGATGACATGATGGAGAGGTTGCTGA